TCCCGCCTGCTTGGATCAATGCTGTCTGATCCCGAATCTCATCCAAGATCCCTTCCGTTGGATCTGTCGGAGTAGTCCCGCTTGTTGGTATCCCAAGAATCGATTTGATTGCTGTCCGCTCGTTTGCAGTCCAATCAGTACCGCCGCCACCACCGCCACCCGCTGGAGCCATCGATAAAGCGATGGTATCAAACCTAAATTGTCCAGCACCATCGGATTCGATCATGCTATCGAGCCTGCTGAGTGCCTGCGTACCCGCGACCGCTGTGGCGATCTCGGTAGCTGCGTCCGATGCCAACACCCTAGCCGACCAAGCATCTGTATCGAACGTGGTTTCGTGAATCGATCCTGCTTGGCTTTCATGCAAGTCTGCCGCAACGTGACCAGCACCAGAGCCAGTCACCTTGATAACGCGATTCGTGCTTCCCGAAACCAAAACAGTCTTTCCGAAGCTATTTGATGGCCAAGCCGTAGTTGTCAAGGCATTCCAAACATAACCCGCTATCGGATCGCCTGCACTGTTCGCTGTCAACGCTCCTGCGTCTAATTCGTAAACCAAGATCACTTCACTGATAGCTCCGCTACCATCAATGCCAAGCAACGCAAAGTTCTCCGGAAAAGTCACGCCACTAATCGAGCCTACTGAACCTGTCACATTGCCCGTGATGTTGCCGGTGATTGCCACCGCCCATTGCGTCACCAACGACAATCCATCGCTTGCAAGCTTGTAGCCCGTCTTATCTCCGACCACTTGAGCAATCGCCGCCATTCGTCCATCGACAAGTCCGCTCGGTATCCTGGTTTGGATGTCCTGAGTGTCGGTCTCGATGTCTGCAAACTTACTCAACCCGAACGCCGCACCGTCGCTCGGATTCGCTGCAGTAAACACAACCGTCTTTTCAACAGGAGATGCACCCGAGGCGATAAACAGATACGAACCCTCGTCTGCATTGGTATCCGCTTGCGACAAGTTGAATCGATACTGGCCGTTCCCAAGTTCGCTCGTTGTGCCTGTAGCTGTCGCTTGCGCACCATTATCGAGGGCTCGATAAGCAGTGACGCTAGCACCGGTCAAGCCTAATCCGGTCGAAGTATTAACCAAAGCGAAGTAAATGTATTGATTCGCGACGTTCTTACGGTACATCAATAAACCCCGCTTCCGATTAAGTGTTGTCGATTAGTCCAATAGCCTTTGAATCCGCCTGCCGCTTGTTCCGTGTACCTTCGCCTGCGTCTTAGTGGCATGTTGCCGCGACCTATTTGCCATAGCTGACGCACTTCGCTAGGTGTTAATGCTCGATTAAAAACCCGGATGTCGTCAAGCTGTCCAAGCAGAAAACCAGAGCCACCTGAAGCTGGGTTGAATGCACCAATAGACCACGAAGAATTGGTTGTAAAGGGGCTGGCAAAAGTACCGGTAAAGTTCGCTGATATGTTTGTTTGCTCGCCACCATTCAAAAAAAGCGAAATGATACCAGAATTAAATACGACTCCAACGAAATACCATTTATCGTCTGAAATCGTGTCGTTAGTAAATGCTCCTCGTAATTGAGAAGATACCGAAGTTCCGTCACCGCTTGCAATAAATCCAAGCTGACTCCCGTTTGCTGCACCACCGAGAGCGGAAGTCGAAGTGCACAACTGCCAAGATCGTTGGTTTGTCGTTGTTTGATATTGACCAACAATATGCACCTGAGATTGCGTCGTTGATTTCCTGATCCACCCAAAAGCAGAAAATTTAGTGCCAACACTTGCAGTTTGAGATGTAACAACATGGTCATTCGACCCGTCGAAATCTAAAGCACCCTTGCCACCATTAACCACCCAATCATCGTTGGCCATGCTTGTGAGTGTGCCATGATTGTTGCGACCACTACGATCTAGCAAACGAAAGCCAGTCGCACCCACCGAAGGGCACCACCAACCAACTAGATTTTGCTTCGCTACGATCATTAGCCCACCGTCTCAAATACTGGTTGCAACCTGATTTGGTGGTTGCCAGCCGTCGCATTCAGGGCAACCCCTGTGTTGTGCGTCACAAAGAAAACAAACGATGGCGGAATGGATCCTTGGAATACTTCACGAAGCGACACGCTTGAGAAATCGTATTGGCGATTACTGTTGTTATCGGTTGACATTTCCGCAACGAGCCGACAAATTGAATTCTTGTGGTTTGCCGAGGTAATCGTTTCGTCGGAATTCGTGCCGTCGAAAACATCTGGCCATGTAGTACCATCCCACGATCCGACTGCCCAAACTTGAATTGATCTACCTGTCGTTGGGCTTGTGCCCGTAGTGATCTTTCCAGACACAAGGTAATCCAGGAACTTGTCGGTAGTGTTGCTTACCAATGCTGACTCTCGACCGGCTAGCAAATTGGTATCACTGGCAAGACTAGCAAGCGTAATCGTTGCGTCTGATGCTGTACCGTATGCGATCTTGATATCAGCCATTTACCAAACCTCCGATTTGCTTTCGAGCGTTGCGAACAAGCCCCACACCGATCTCAGGCAGCCCCACCGATTCAGTCCATTTGATCGTTTTCCATTGTAGCGACTTTAGCCGCTCGATCTGGGCTTGAGTCGCAATGCCGAACGATATCAGCCCTTGCATCATGTCGATGGCCGCTTGTTTGTCCAGGTCTGCATTTTGCACCCGTCCGCCAACGTCATCGATCCAACCAACGATCGATATGCAAAGCTTCTTGATTCGTTCGTCGGATGATTGCTGGCCGATGATGATCGGAGCGTAAACAGCCTCCTCGACAGCCCACTGCTTGACTTCAACAACTGGAACAAGCCGCTTTACTCGCACAGTTAGAGCGTTGCAAAGATCCGCAGCCTGTTGGTCGCTCGTGCCAAGGAATTGAGGCTTCCGTAATTCTTCGATCAGTGGTTCGTAATTCACGCTCTCGCCTCAATTCTCGTTGTGACAAAAACAACATACTCAGCAAACCGCCAAAAACCGATCGCATCGAGCACCGGATTAAGCATCGGACTCATTACGCAGTACCGGATATGGTAGGGGCTTCGATGATGCTCTGCATGATGCTTGCACGATTGAAGCAAACCGAACCGTTGAGCCATCGAAACCAGCCAGCCATTCTTCCCCTTACTGTGCCCCCAAGCATGAATCTGATTGGCTTGGCTCAAGAACAAAAACGTAAGCCATGCGTCCCGCGTAGCATCAAAGCAAAGGCACGCGCCACAAGCCAACATCGAGGGAATGATCGTTGTGTAATTGCGATGCCAATAAGAGCCCTTTAGGAATGCGTATTGATCGCTGTGATGCAACTGGTTGGGCCCACCGATGAGCCTTCCAAAAATCGGCGTATCTTGGTCGAGATAGCTATCTTCCCACCAATGGAAAACACCGGCGATGAAGTCTGCTGCTATGAATGACAGGATGATGAACAAGATCCACTCGATCATTCGCCGCCCCTCATCAATCTACCGATCTCAGTTTTGAGCTCAGATATCATGGCCCAAAGCTTTTCGCGATCGCTTCGACATTCCTGTAAATCTGCCCTAGTTGCTCGCTTTTCTTCGACGAATTGAAGGTATTGGTAAACATTGGCCGATGTCAACGCACCGCAAACAGCCATGCCGATTATCACAACCAAGGAATCTTGCGTCACTTTACCAACCCTTTCGCCTGCTCAAATGAAAGATAGCCAACATGATCCTTGCGATCCGATCCCTTAGACACCTCAAACCGTGGAGTGACCGGAAACGGATGATCATCGATAATGCCGACCGACCATCCGGCATCGAGAAACTTTTGCATCTCGCATCGCTTCCACTTTTCGCATGGTGGGCAATTCTTGGAGACGAACACCAATATCTCAATCTTCGATGGCTTGTCCGATGGGCTTCGTATGTTCCCGAAATCTGTTTCGTGAACATATTGCTTTTTCTGTGTTTTCGTTGGCCCGTCCGTAACCATTTTGCTCGCGTCAGTAATATGGTCTTGAACTGTCAAAGATTCCTTGACACTTGCGACCTGTTCGATCAAGTCGCTCTGCGGGATGTCGCATTGAGTTGGATCGGGTTTGGGACTCGATCCAAAGAACCAACTGAATAAGCAAAGACCAATCACGGCAAACATTCCTTTTTCTCCGTTGCTAAGGTTCATCCCAACGGCCTCGACTGCATCCAAGATACCTTCCGTGGCCCAGGCGTTGAAAGATCCGACACGCCAACAATTGATGTCCATTGATGCCGACAGAGTTGGTCGATTACCGATGGAGCAATCTCAGTCCACGAATCGTTGTGCGAATTGAGTCTCCAAATGTAGTTTCGGTTTTTGCTGTCTTTTCGTTTTGAGTAGCCGAGCCACGCTGTCGCATGACCGCCACCGCGACCAAGACTGACCGACTCAAGAACCCCGTTGCGAGCGTAAAACGAGTCATTCCAAAGTGTCCCGGTATGGACAGCACCAACACCCGATGCCAAGTACCGAAAGATCGCATCATACGAATCGAGCCAGGTGTGAGAACCAATTCGATACGGGAAAGCCTTCATTCGCATATCGTCGGTTATAATCGTCCGAGCGTTGTTCGGGTATGGCGTTGAGTAAGGTAAATCCTTTTCGGGCAACATGCCGATCGATGTTGCAACCTTTAAGCCTGCTTCGATGGTGGATCCAGCATCGCGACCCAATAAGCCTTGGCTCTGTCTTTGCGACTCAAGATAGGCGAACAACTGCGACAACTGACGCTCGACGCTAAACGAGCCATGCACAAGAGCCCAAACATACTCGCAAGCATTGGTAAGAGAAAAGCCTTGGCAGGATCCCATGTTGCCCTGTTTATCGTGTCGCATCAGCTTTCGAGGATCGACTTCCTCGGGAGCCGCGAAGTCTCGCAACGTAAAACCTATATCAGTCGAGCCTGCCTTGATCGCGTCTCGATTCTCGATCGTCGGATCGTAGCCTGTGAACTCAAGGTCACTCACTTAGACCGCCTCCCAATCAGATAGCCGACGTACGCGCTGACAGTCACGAGCCCAGCAAGCAAACCAGCAACACCGAAAGACCCTGCCCACACAACGAACTTGACGATGTACCAAACCGAAAGATCCAGAGGCTCCATTTAAAAAGCCCCCGCTATTTCACGATTGATATTGGCAATCTCTGATTCCTTGCCGGCGAAACTTGCAGGCAAATCGAGTTTGTCGATGGCTTCGTAGACTTTGTTCAATGCGTCTTTTTGTTTGGCCCCTGCATTGTCAGCAATGAACTTCGTCCAAGACTCTTGATCCTTGATCTCGCCGGACTCGATCTTGCTTGCTGCCTCTAAGAAAGCCTGCTTGTAGGCCGAGCGGATGCTTGGCAATGTCTGAGAGACAACAGCCTTAAGTTCTTTTGGCTTTAAATCGCTCGATGGTTGCTGATTCCGCAACATGGCGAAGACCGCCACCGCAGCGACGATCCAAGGCAACCAGTTTTCTTTCTTCTTCTCAGACATCATCCATCCTTGTGTATCGCCCGTCTCGCTCCGACTAACCAGCTTGCAAGGATTGAAGGTTAGTAGGTAGTCGTGCGATCTGGGCTTAGTCGTTATCGTCGTCGCCTTCGTCGCAAGGAACAGACCCGTCGCTCGCCTCAGCAAACAGCACAGCAACAGATGGAACCGTCATCGCATCCGATTCACTGATTGACGACAAGAAACCGTTCTCCTTAGCCCAGATGTAAAGCCGAATCGCCATCTGGACGAGCATAATGATCGTCATCGGATCGAGTCCGTAAGTCTTGTAATGCGACCGGACTGACTGCTTAAACGCTCGTCGCTCGCCGCCGACCTGATTGTAAATCGAGACCATCCTGTCTCGATCCCAAGCGTGATTGACTCGCTCAAACAAACGAGCCTTTATGCCGTCAGTATATTCACTCACTTGGTCACCTCTGGCTTTGGATCCACTGGACGAACAGACTCACCGACAACCCACGCTCCAACCGTGTAAACGAGCAACTGGATTTGATCCTCAGATAAAGGCACTTTATCTTTCAGGACGACAACGGCAATGGCCGCAGCCGAAACCCAGAACCGTTTGGACTTAAAAAGACTTTCCATATTTTTCAACTCCTTTCCGGCATTTTAGGCTTGACCTCCGCAAATTGCAAGCGACGGGTTTAACTTCCCGTTTCCGTGACCAGAATTTCCATCCCTGGTTGGTCGTTTGGCCCGACATATCGCTTCTCGGCCAGCAGAAGATAGACCTGTCCGTCATCGATGTACGCCACGCCATTGAGGGCATCGAGCCCTAACTTTACCAGGTTATCTATATCCGGGCGTGATATCTTCGGCTCGCCTTTGCTTCGTCTGACCTTGCTGTGGCTCTTTGGTCGCCCGAACCAAAAGACCATACGAACCGACACTGGCCCGGTCAAGCATCGCCCTACCTGAGATTGCCAAACTAGTTTGATTGCGTCTCGCATTG